CATTATCAACTAAATCTTTATTTTCAGCTAACATTGTTAATGATTCATTTACATCTTGTAATTTCATTTCGATTTGCTGTTCTCTATCTTCTAATGTTCTTAAATTTTTAAGTTCCTTAGATAATTTGTTTTCATAAAAATGAGTTAAATCATAATCTAATTCTTTCTGAATGTCATTTATCAATTCCGATACATTTTCATAAGCATAAAATCTTGATCCTGTTCTGTTATCTTTTGAATAAACATACATTTTATCTTTATAATTGAAAACTACTGATTCATTAAAAGGATTTAATAAATTTGTTATTTTTAACGCTACATCCAAATCAACAAACTTGTCAATATTATTAAGAGTTGCTTCAACCAAGTTATAATAATCTCTCTTCAAATAAGGAATTATTGGAGAATTAAATAAAGTTTCTATCGTAGTTTCTTTATCTAGTTTTTCATTATTCAATAACAATGAACCATTTTTTGTTGATACACCCAATGTTAAATTTTCATCAATTCTGAATGTAATTAAACTGTCTTGAATTTCACAATTTTGTAATACAGTTTCTAATAATCTAATATTTCTTAATTTATTTTCATCTTTAACATAATCATCAGCTAAAACTTGTTTAATTTCTGATTCAGCAATCAAAAACCAACGATCAACTATAAATGCTAAATGACCTTCTTCAACCTTTTCGACCAAAGTATAAAGATTTGAAGCTTTACCAGAATTTTTAAAATTCTGTCTTTCAACTGGCGACATAGACATTTTCATTAAAAACCCTTTAATCTCAGGTATATAATCATAAATTGATAATTCATTCAATACAGATTCCATTCTTGAATCATCATCACCTTTGTTTATAATTTCAAGCAATTGAACTAATGCTGGTCTATATAACATGCCCAAGTTTTTTCTTTCAACTTTTTTGTATAAGTCTTTAAGTTCCATAAGCAATGGCATTGAATCAACTTCTTCTTGAATTGACTCTAAAAATGCTTTAACATCAGAATCGTATCTGAAAGAATTTAAATTTTGTTTTAAGGATTCGTTCATTTCAAGTTCTGAAAGATTATCACATTGTTCTAAATGCAAATGTATAATTTTCGCAATATCAAATTGATCTATCGTCAATTTACTTTTAAAGTTAAATAATTCCAATTTTAATGATTTCATAATTTTTATTTATTTTTGTCCTTTTCAGGAAATTTTTGTAATCATATGTTGCACCTTTTTTATTTTTTATACACAATTTTTACAATATTATATATTAAAGAAAAAATATCATTTTTTGCTAAAATAAAAAAGAGATTGACGAAAATCAATCTCTTTTAACCCAATGAGGTAAACCTAACAAAGGCACGATATCTTATTCTTTTAGAATTCTGTTTCTTGTGCGGGTGCTTCGCCTTGTGATCCTTGAACTGGTGCTTCAGCTTGTGATCCACCACCTTCACCTTGGGATCCACCAAATTCAGATTGTGATTCACCAGCTTGTGATTCACCAAATTCAGCTTGTGATCCACCGCCGCCTTGTGATCCACTACCGCCACCTTCAGATGGCGCCATACCACCTCCTAATAGTTTATATTTATTATTTTCTGCTATATCTGCATCAGTAAATTTCATAATTTTTCTCATAATATATTCTATATGTAAGAAAGGTTTTCCTTCAGCATCTTGTAAATTTGAACTTAATGTTGATGCAATTTCTGCTCTTTTTGCTAAGTTGCTTAAATATTTCCATTCTTCGAATAATTCATTAGAGTTAAATATTGTTTGTATAGAAGAATGAAATAAATTATCATCTTTTAATTCTGGAAAATCCATAATCATTTGAATTTTTAATGGTTTAATGAAAATTTCTTTAAATATCGTTCTCAATCTTTTAATATAATTTCCAAATTTTATTTCATCTCTTGTTATTTCGGTACTATCATTATAAATATTACCTCCACCAGAATCTTCATCAAACCTACTAAAAGGTAATTTAGAAGCACGTTTTAAATTCTTATAAAACCAAGTCAACATAGTATCTTCATTTAAATCTGTACCTTGTGATGGCATAATTTCAACTGTTGGTGAACCTAAATCCGAATTTGGAAACCAAAAATCTTTTGAATGAGGAACATTAGTTGAACCATTGATAGAAACTGTCCCCATTGTGTCATCCCATTGTACGTCTTCATGGTATTCTGACATTAATTCATACATTTGTTGTTCGGCTTGTTGTCGAGTTAAACCATTTGTTGGTATTATGAACTTTTTATAAATTGCTGCTTGATTAATGTTGTATAACATTCTAGTTTGTTCTAACATTTTCAATTGATTATATGGTCTAATCAAATTTTCAACATATGATGTTTCAGAAAATTCATTGTTATTAGAATATGAAATATAAATTATTTGAACATCTAATAAAACTCTTCTAATTTGAGGATTATCAGGATATTGAATCCAAACTATTGTATTTGTTGCTGGATCTGTTGATACAACCAACGTCATTGGATCAATCGGTTGCAAATCTATAATATTTTTTTGTTTATTGTCATAAACTACTTCAAATGATATGTAACCATCAATCAATAAATTTTTAAAATAATTCCAAGCAGTTAAACCATCATTAAAACCAAAATTTCGATATATCTTATTAAAATTTTCTTGCCAACGTTGTTTGATAGAATTATCAAATTCATCTGGTAAATCTTTCATCTTACAAAAGAAATTATCATCATTAAAAATAATAGCTTCATCCGATATCTGTGTTATGAAATCTTTTATTTCATCTTTAATCGCATATTGTCTTAAGATTTTTCTTTTATCTTGATATGCTCTATCTAAATAAGCTATTGATTTTCTATCTAAAATTTTAGAAATAATCTTTTTTGTGAAAATATCATAGTAATTATTTCCACCATCTTGTGTTAATGCAACTGATTGTGGATCTTCATGAATACCTACGGAATAAGAATTTTTAACAACCATTTGTTGTGGATCCATACCCCAGTTAGATAAATTTCTAAGAGTTCTACTCAAAAATCCTCTATTATCAATAGTTCCACCAGGATTATCCATTGGTTTGTTATTATTGTATCGATTATATGATGACATAATTATTTTTTATTTTTTATTTATATATAAAATAAAATAAGTCTTATTCGCCTTTCTATTTAAACAATTTTAAATTTTCTCTAAAATTCGCTAATTTCTTATGGTATTCGACAGAATCTATTTGATATTCTTCTATTATCTTTTGATATTGATTTAAGATTTCTTCCATTCTTATTTGTTCACTTCCAACTAAAGATTTATGTAGTTCTATCATATCACCAGTATTTATTCTTTTAAAATCTGCTGATATAATTTCTGGTGCAATTTTTAAAGAACATAAAAAGGCTTTTTTGATTTTAATATTATTATCAAAATCTTTTATAGTGTATGCTGTAATACAATAGTGCATTTTTCCATTATTTTTTAATAAGTTGTACATGAATTCAAATGTTAAAAATTTTAATGGCGGTTCATTTTTTACAAATTTTTCTTGTGTCATGTTATCAAGTTGTTTATCAATTTTACTAAAAATTTGAGAAAATAATTTTATTTTATATCTTATTGGCAAATATTCCAGATTTATTGCATATAGTATATGATTATTTTTATGAACTTTATAATCTAATGCTAAGATCGGGCACCATAATTTATTACCATTAAAATCATATTGAATTATATAAAAACGTCCAGGTACTAACTTATCTACTTTTATTTCTTCTATTTCAGTTTTATTTGGATTAAGTCTTAATAAATTTAATGTGTCTGTTAAATTTTTTATTAAATTTATCCACGATCCATTTAAACCTAAAATACCATACATATAACCTTCAAAATCTTTATACATTACATTATCTTTTTTTCTTGTAAAATATATTCATGAATCAGAACAAATTTCATTTGGTTTTTTTCACACCAATATTGGGCTTTAGTCCATTTATATAAATTTTTTTGATATGTTTTCAATTGATATTCAAAAGATTCCATTGATTTTGCTGTTGGATTTGCTGGCATTTTTGGCATTTGAGTTTCTTTAAATGGTTTAATTTCAATAACAACTTGGTCGAATCTTAATGGATTTTTTTTATCAATAATTTCAATATAAATATCCGGAAAATATCTGTGAAAATGTCCGAATTCATCTTGATAAGGTATAGTTATAAATTCGCTTGACCATCTTTTGATAGAAGTTTCATTATCACACCAAGTCATAAAATATAATTCCCATTTAGAACGATAAATACATTTTGTAACATCTCCAATATATTTTTGTGGATTTTTAATAGTGTAAAATCCTTGATGGTATTTTCTTTTACCATTTCGTTTTCTATTTGTAGCACCATTAGGATTTCTATTATTACCCATATATTTTTATTTTTATATATAAAATTTTTTTAATCTTAAATTTTTTATTAGATTTGTAAAATGATAGGATATTGTTGTATAAATACTGAATTAGATAACCAAGGAATAACGGTTAATCGAGGAATGATAAAAAGAACATTTTTATCAAAAGGATTATCATATGTGAGCGAATTGACTATTCGCAATTTAGATGATTGTTTAAAAATATTACAATGGAATGTTAATAATAATATTCTACTATATCGAATGTCTAGTGATATGTTTCCTTGGATGTCAGAATATGAATTTGAAGATTTACCAAATTTTAATATTATTAATAAAAAATTAAAAAATATAGGCAAATTTATTAAAGATAATAATATTAGAACTGGCTTTCATCCTGGTCCATTTAATGTTTTAGCTTCTTTAACTGAAGCAACAGTTAATAAAACAATAAGTGAATTAAATAAACATTCACAAATATTAGATTTGATGAATTTAGATAAAAATCCTTATTATTATATTAATATACACATAAATACAACAAAACCTTCAAAAAATGAATCAATGATTAGGTTTTGTAATAACTATCATAAATTATCAGATTCTTGTAAGTCGAGATTAACTATCGAAAATGATGACTCACCAAATCAATATTCTATCAAAGATTTATATTATGGTGTTTTTAAAAATATAAATATACCAATAGTTTTTGATCAATTACATTTTCATTATGGATTACAGGATCAAACTTTACAAAAAGCATTAAAAATGGCATTATCAACTTGGGATAACATCAAACCAATAACACATATGAGTTCATCAAAAACAATTGAAGATAAATCTGCAAAAAAAATTGCTCACGCAGATTATATTTATGAAAAAATAGAAACTTTTAATTATAATTTTGATACAGAATTGGAATGCAAATTAAAAGAAAATGGTTTATTAAAATATCGAAAAGATTATGAATAAAGAAGAATTAAGTAAGTGGTTTTGGAACAAGTTCAATTCTTGTTACCCCGTAGTTTATGAAAAATATCCGGATAGTATTTTTATGATTTATGATGAACAATTTTTAAGGCAAAGAAAATTAGCTAGAGTTTTAGATGAAAATATAGTTTATCCTTCAGAAATAAAAGGAGTTTGTTTATTTCGTCAGGATTATAAAAATGGATGGTTTGATTGTAAATATGATGAAATTTGGTCATTTTTTGAACGTAATTACTCATCTAACTATACTGATGTTCAGACATTTATAAAGAATATGTTAGAAGAACATGACAAATTACAGGCATTAACACCTGTATTTGTTATTATTCCTCTCGAGAATGTGTTAGAAGAACATGACAAATTACAGGCATTAACACCTGCAGCTGTTTTAAAATTTCGTAACCGACAGTTGGAAGAACATGACAAATTACAGACATTAACACCAGAAATATTTACAAAAAGAATCCATTGTTGGGTTGGAAGAGAACTTGAAGATGGGTTGGAAGAACATGACAAATTACAGACATTAACACCAGTTTACAGTATCTGAAACATCAAATTCCAGTTGGAAGAACATGACAAATTACAGACATTAACACCGAATGTTTTGTATTGTGCAAAGCTCGGTTTTCGGTTGGAATTACAGACATTAACACCAAATAGAAATTATTGGGATAAAATACAGTCATTAACACATAACCAATATCCTACTTGGTTGGAACATGACAAATTACAGACATTAACACCCAATCATTTTATAGCAGCACAGTACTTACCATTAAGGTAATCTTCCAGTGTTGGAATGACAAATTAAGTACATTATATCAAAATTTCATCGAAAAGACATTAAACAATATAAATAAATAAATATATAAAAATAAAAAAATATGTTAGAAAAAAAGAAAACAATAGAATCAGTTGTTTTAATTCAATTATTGATGTGGTTAAAAGCTGAATCAGATTTTGACACTAAAAATAGATTTAAATATGATAATTTATTACAAGAATGTGTTTCAAATAAAAATGTAAACGTAGATTTAATTTTTGATGATTTAATGTATGATTTATTTTTAATATATGACAGAGTAAGAAAAATTGATTCAGATGAATTAGAAAATAAATTAGAATCATTTAATATATTCCCAAAAGATATAATTGAAGATTCTAAACGAGGAATGTCAGCTTTTATTGAATTATATGAAAAATTGTTGATAGAAACTAAATTCGAATATTCTAATATGAGAAGCATTCAAAAAAATTTAATGACATTATTAATTGTGGAATATTCTGAAAAAGAAGAATATGAGAAATGTATTGATTTAAAAAAGAAATTAGAAGAAATTTAAAATAACTATTATAATTTAAAAATATAAATTATGTTCATTAACCCCAAACCATCGGTTGATCCACCTGATCACGAATGTGAATATTCAAAATCTTGGTTAGATGCTTATTATGATAATTACCAAGAGTATGCAGAATTTGTAGAAAGCCAGAGAAATCATGTAATTAATTAAAAAATTATAAAAATAATTTTTTTATTTTCAAACTTTATAATATCTTTGTACTATAAAATTAAAGTTTTGGAAAAAACCGACTTTTTTAAGTAAATATATACAAAAACAAAATAATATTAAAATTAGAATGAAAACACGTTTAACAAATAGGACAATCGCAGTTACGGGAACAACCGTAGCCAGACCCGTGG